ACACTCCAGTTCCGGTTGCCGCGCGGGTTGAGCAGGTTCAACGCGGCGAGCCCCGCGTTACCGCCATTCCACCAGTTGCCACCACGGATCGGGAGCCGCCCTGCCGCCCACCCCGGCAACATCCTACCCCCTTGGGCGGGCAGTCTTGAGCCAGCCTCCCACCATGCGGCCCAACTCCACGAGCTTCTCGGACCAGACGGCATACTGCCGATTCGGCAGATACCCGAGCCGATGCGCGATACGAACCCGCCGCTTGAGCAGAGCCAGTTCGATGTCCAGCTCCTGCAAGAGCCTTATCTTGTCCCGGGCCCGGGCAGCCCGTTCGATGAGGGCCAGCACCGCCCACATGCTTTGGCGGATTTCCTGGCTTAGCACGTGCCGCTCGGAGCGAGGGAAGTGGCGGAGGACCTGGTACCCGTAGAGCACCATCTCCTCCGCCTTTTTGGCCAGCAGAAGGGGCTCGTTTCCCATCAGATCTCCAGAGTTCAGAGTTCAGAGCACGAAAGCGGGGCGGGCCCCGACACCCCAGTCCCGGTTGCCGCGCGGGCGGAGCAGGCGCAACGCGGCGAGCCCCGCGTGACCGCCATCCCACCAGCTGCCACCACGGAGCGGGAGCCGTTCCCCATAGGGGCGGGCGTACAGCCTCCCCTTGGTGATGCTGGTGGTGTGCGGGGCGAGCATCAGGACTTTAAGCAGGTTGGGCACGGTAATCCCGGTGCCCACCACCAGATCCTGGTACAGGGCGGAGGCGTAGTCCTGATAGGTGTTCGAATCCCAATCCGCGGGGGGCGTCTGGGTGGTGGTGCGGAGGGTCAGAGGGCCCAGGTCCTGCACAGTGTTATCGTTACTGTAGCTCTTATTGGGGTTGATGTCGTACTTCAGCGTTCCCGAGGTGCCGGGGCTCACCAGCGCCCCGTCTGAGGCCCGGATGGCCTTCCAGAGGGGAGAGGAGGCGCTCATGTCCGTGGAAGCGGAGGCCGCGTCGTTGTAGGGAATGATCTGAATCTCGCCGTCCACGAGCCGGAGACCCGCCACCCACTCCCACACGTTACCCACGAGGTCCGCGATGCCCGCCGGGGTGCCATCATGCCGCCAGGTGGCCGGTCCCGAGCCGGTTAGGGTGCGGCCGCTCCGGCCTTGATCACTCGTGTTCTCCCCCGGGGCGTCCCCGCTCTGGCGCGTCCCGGCCTCCCATTGAGCCTCGTGCGAACGTCCCCATTGGGTGTTGCCACGCACGGGGTCGTCCCCGGCTCCGCGGGACTTCCAAGTTAGCAGGGCAACCGCGGCCCATTCTGCGTTGGTCATCAGGTGGAAGCCCGGGCCGCTAGCGCGGGCATAGCCCAAAGCCTCATCGAAGTTGATCGTATTCGCAGGGTCCACCCCGGGCACACTGATCAGCTCGCCGTTGCTGACGATGCCCGGAAACTGACCGATCCAGATCTCCGACTTCACCTCGCCGCCCACCACGAAGGCCGGGTGGGGCCCGGTGCCCAGGGAGGGGTCAATGTCCTCCAGGTTGAACCGGGGGATCCTGCGCAAAAACACCGGCTGGCCCTTCTTGGTGTACATCACCGTGCAGAGGCCGCCAGAAGCCGCTTCCACCGCTTGCCTGAGAGAGTCCTTGACCGAAAAAATCATGCTTCACCTCCAAAAACCTGCAGAGGAAAGAGCCTCACCAGCACCAGTTCCGTGTTCACCGGGGTGAGCCGCGTCTTGTAGACGGGCTCCACCCGCGCGCCGCCCTCCTCGTCCTCGTAGACCACCTCGCCCACCTGAACCTGCTCCACCTCCCGGGCGGGGAGGTGGAGCTCGGCCCCGAGCCAGTCCGTGGGCTCCAGGCTGGCCTCCTCCCCCCGGGCGTAGACGGGGACCCGCCTGGGCTCCGGGCCGGAAAGGGCGTCCAGATCCAGCTCCAGGCCCCCGAGGTGGAGGGTAGTGCCCTCCAGGCGGGGCTCCCAGTACCGCTCGCCGTATGCCGTCACGCGCTCCACCCGCATGCTCACCTCCAGGCCGGGTGGTAGGCCACCCAGCGCACCACGATGTCGTCCGCCGTGCCGCGGTTGCTGAGGGTGAAGGCGTTTTTAGTCTTGCCCACCACCTCCAGGGCCACCCGCCCCATGTCCGAGGCGCTCTCCACGTGAAGGAGGACGTGATAGTCGGTGTCGGGCATGGAGTAGGGCAGGGCCACGGTCACATCCGGGAGGACCGAGGAGAAGAAGGTGCTGGGGGTAGCCACGGTGCGGATGTCGGTGATCGTCCCCGCGAAGGTGACCCCCGTGTCCCCCGCGGGCACGGTGATGCGGGCCAGGCCCAGCCCCCCCTCGGGCGCGGTGCTCCCCTCGGTGAGCTGGACCGCGCCGTCGTTGGTGAGGGAGAGGACGTAGGTCTTCGCGGTCGTCCCCGGGTTCGTGGGCACGGCGATGACGTTGGGCCGCTCCGCGTAGCGCATCCGTATCCCCCCCTGCACCGCCACCCCGGCGGCGATGGAGAGGGAGCGCCCGTTGCCTTGGCTAACCTGTAGCCCGCTCACCACGTACTTCCGGGGGATGTAGACCCTGCCCGCCTGCCAGACCCGTTGCCGCAGGTCCGCGAGGGCCTTGTGGGCCAGGGCGGCCTGGTCCAGGGCGAGGCTCCCCAACACCGCCGCCGCCCGCATGACCGCCCGGTCCCGCATGGCGTACTGGGCCATGATGCGGGCGAAGGCCCCGACCTCAATGATCTCGTTGGTGGAGCTGCGGACGAGCCCCTTAGAAGAGGTCTTGGGGATCGTCCCCCCGCCCGACTCTATGGTCTCCGCGGGCTGCCATTCGTCCGGGATACCCCGACTTGCTAAAAAGTCCAAAAGCTCCTCAATCGTGGGCACGCTACACCTCCTCCAGCCGCACCGTGAGCCGATCTATGACCGTCATCCCCACCTCCAGGTTCACCGGGTCCCGGGTGCGGCGGTAGAGCATGACCCGGTTTCCGTTCTCATCCCTTGTGAAGAGGGCGATCTCCCGCAGGGTGCGCACCCCTAGGCCCTCCCAGGCCAGGGCGTACTCAAAGACCGCGCTGTCCCCCTCCAAACGCTTGTCCACGAGGCTGGTGTAGACGGGGTTGGTGAGGCTACCGGCCGTAGCCGCGCCAGAAGTCCCCCACCCCGCCTCCACCACCGCGTCCATGAGGGCCTGGAGCATGAGCCGCTTCGCCGCTTGCGTGAACGCCATCTAGAACTCCACCTCCCCGAAGGGCGGGCCCTGCACCCTGCGCTCCTCCGCCGCCCAGGCGAGGCCGAGCCCGAGGGAGGCCATAGAGGGCTCCCCGCCCGCAAAGGGCCAGCCGTCCAGGGGAGGGCCGTAGACCCTCCGCTCCACGGCCTCCGTCCTCGCCCGGGCCCACTCCTCCTCCGTCCGCCTGAGGAGGAAGCTCCCCCTGGGCACGGGGCCCCATGTGCGCCTAGAAACCACGCTCGCCGAAACTCCACTCCCCATCAAACACCCCTCCTTCCAGCCGCCGGGAGTCCAGCCACGCGGTCCCGCCGAGCCCCGCCGCCCACGCCCCCTCCAGGACCTCGCCGAAGTAGAACTCCCCAAAGCGCCCGAGGTCCCAGACCTCTCCCGCCGGGAGGGCGGCGAGGCGCAGGACGCGCCCGTCCTGGAGGAGGAGGCGCACCTCCCGCAGGACCGCGTGGGCGGGCTTGAGCTCCTGGACCGCGTGGCGCAGGTAGGCCCGCTCCCGCGCGGTCCAGGGCCCCGCTGGACTGACCTCCAAAATGAACTCCGCCCAGGCAGGGCCCGTGAAAGCGCCCTCGTAGTCCCCAAAGCGCCAGGCGCCGTCAAAGTAGGTTTCAAAGGGTCCCTCTATTACCCTGGCGTGGAAGCCGAGGCGGGCGAGCTCGGCCTCCATGCCGGGCTTCGTCCCCGCCCGGAGCCACCAGTCCCAGGCGTGCCGGACGCGCTCCCGGTAGGAGGCGTCCGGCTCGTCGGGGGGGAAGCGGCGGAGGGCGCGGCCTTCGCCCAGCCGGGAGAGGGCCTCCCCTTCCGCGTACTGGGGGAAGGCCTGGGGGAAGGCCTCCAGGGCCTCCCGGATGAGGTCGGCCTCCTCCTGGGCCAGGGCCCGCACCATCCCGTCCGCCGCCCCTCCCGCCCGGGGGTAGCGGCCCGGGGGGAGGAGGGAGAGGAGGTGGCGGTAGAGGGCCTCGGCGAGCTCACTCATAGACCGTCACCTCCCCGGGGACGATGAGCTCGTCCCGGGCCACGGCCACAGGTCCCGCGGGGGCCAGGACCTCCACCGCCTCGAGGCCTCCCCGGTCGTGCAGGTGGTCCATGAGGCGGGAGGGCCAGAAGGTCTCCCCGATGTTTAGCCCGTTCAGGAAATCCAGGGCGAAGCCCCGCCAGGCCTCGAGGGAGGGGCTTCCCGGGAGGCGGTGCAGGCGCAGGGCGAGGTCCAGGGGCCGGGGGCTGGGGGAGCGCACCAGGGCGTTCACGGTGAGGGGCCGCCGCTCGTCCACCACCCTCTGGACCCGGGCGAGGAGCTCGGGGGAGGGGAGGCCTCGGGCCGGGGCGATGACCACGTCCACGGTGCCCTGGCCCCGGGGGTGGTCGTCTATGACCTGGACCTTCCGCACCTCGGGGTCCTCCAGGGCCCAGCTCACGTAGGCGTGGTAGGTGCTCCCCCGCCCCAGGGCGGGCCAGGCGAGGATGAGGCGGGCCCGGAGCTCCTCGTCCGTCTCCCGGTCCAAGCCGGGCTCCAGGACCTCCTCCACCTCCAGGGCCTCGAGGCCCCCCACCACGGTGACGGGAAGGAGGCGGGTCCCCGGGGGGAGGTTGTAGCGGCTCCCCACGCCCTCGCTCCAGACCTCCACGAGGACGTTCGGAGCGAAGGGACCCTCGGCCCGGTAGCGGAGCTCCCCCACCCCCAGGAGGGCCCCGGGGGGGAAGGTGCCGGGAGCGGAGGCGAGGACGCGGCAGCGGAGCCTGGCCCCCCGGGCCTCCTTGCGGGCGAGGCCCAGGCCCTTGGCGTGCTCGTCCAGCCAGGCCCCGGTGGCGGTGACCACGAAGAGCTGGGGGACGAGCTCCCGGGTGAAGGCGCGGGCCTCGAGGGCCGCCTGGGCCGCGAGGCGCAGGTAGGTGCCGAAGGCGCTGAAGGCGTCCGGGTCCCGCACGGGGAAGCCCTCGGGCAGCAGGGCCACGAGCCGCGCCACCTCCTCCTCCAGGTCGGGTAGGGGCGGGATCAGTTCAGCCACGCGTCACCTCCAGGGGCCAGGGCAGGAGGAGGCTCAGGGCCTCCTCCGTGAGGCGGGCGGTGAGGCGGAGGCCCCCCTCCGTCCACTCCCCCCAAGCCTCCAGGACCCGGGGGTCCTCCAGGAGGGTCCTCTCGGCCTCCTGCAGGACCTCGGTGCGGGTGAGGTCGTCCAGGGGGGCCCCCACGTAGTCCAGGAGGTCCGAGCCCTCCAAGGGGAAGGCCCAGTGGCTCCCCCGGGGGGAGACCAGGCGGGCGAGGAGGTCCTGCCTGAGGACCTCCATCCCCTCCGCCAGGGCCGCGTCCCCCCTGGGGGAGAGGAGGAAGTCCCCGTCCTGCCACTTCCAGTCCCGGTACACGGCTCACCCCGAGTAGACCTTGCCGCTGCCCCCGATGATCTGGCCCACGGCGCTCCCCACCCGCACCGGGTCCCCCACCCGGGCCACGGGGGGGCCGCCCCCGGCGAGCTCCACCCGGGGGGCGTCCACCCGCACCACCGCCGTGCCGTAGAGCTCCACGGCGCCGTCGGGGCGGAGGCGGAGGTGCACCCCGGGGGCCGCCTGGACGTGGATCTCCCCGTCGGGGCGGAGGCGGACCCAGGTGTCGGCGTCCCGCTGCACCAGGTACTCCCCGGGCTCCACCTGGGGCAGGCCCCTCCCTTCGGAGAGGATCCCGTCCACGTAGGGGTAGGCGGGGTTCCCGTCGTAGTAGGCCACCCGCACGATGGCCCCCACCTCGGGCAGGGCGTAGACCCCCCGCCCGTGCCCCACCCAGGGCACGTCCAGGGGGACGTCCCGGAGGAAGGGCCGGGTGGGGTCGGGCCGGCCGTCCGGGGTGAGGGGCTCCAGGTCCACGCTGTAGCGGCACGCCCCCGGCGGGCCCGCCACCCCCGCCTCGGAGCGCACCGCCACCACCCTCGCCTTGTGGGGGAGGTGGGTTCGGGCGGCGAGCTCGGGCCAGAGGGCCTCCACGAGCCGCCTCAGGGCCAGGTGAAGCCTGGAGCTCATAGCACCCCCCCGTAGACCTCGTGCAGGGCCTCCCGCCCCGAGAGGTGGAGCCGGTGCTCCACCACCCTCAGGACCCCTCGGAAGCCGGGGTGGTCCACCTCCACGAGGTGGTACAGGCGGAGGCGGGGCATGGGGGGCAACAGGAGGTAGTAGCGCCCCTCGGCGAGGCGCCGGAGGACGGCCACCTCCTCCGCTACCCGGTGCCGCACGGAGGCGTGGGGGCTCCCGTCCAGGGGGCCGATGTAGAGGGTCCCGCCGTCCAGCTCGTGGAGGACGTCCTCTTGCCCCCAGGCCCTCAGGGCGTGGAGGGCGGCCTCCCAGGCGGGGAGGCGGGGCAGGGCGTAGTGGCGCTTGGCCTCCCCCTGGCTCTTGATCTGCGCCTGCCCCCCACAGGCCCCCTGGACCCAGCCCAGAACCTCCTCCAGGCGGACGTCCTGAAAGCCCTGGGGCCCCACGGGCCGCCGCCACTCGGGGAGGCCCCAGAGGGCCCACTCCTGGGCGGGCAGGCGGGCCACCGCCCGCCCCATCAGGAGAGGCTCGTCGTCCACCACGAGGCGGGAGGGCGGGCGCTCCAGGCCCCGGAGGAGCCCCCACCGCCAGGGGACGTGGGGGCTTTCCGCCACCTCCACCAGGGAGGGGACGCCCTCCGGGGTCCTGGGCCTAGGCAGGTGGAAAAGCCTCACCGGCCACCTCCCGCCGCGGCCGCGCCCGCCCGATCCCCGGCGATGAAGCCCCGCAGGAAGGCCGGGGGCTCGGCGGGCTTCCGCGCCTCGCTGTTCCTCCGGGCCTGGGCGCTTCCGGGGGGCGGGCCCGCCACCGGGCCTTGGGCCGCGGCCTGGCCCAGGGCCTTCCCCTCTTCCGCGTTGGCCTGGGCGATGGCCTCCCGGGGCTCCACCTGGGTGAGCTCCAGGACGGCCTCCATCCCCTCCTCTCCCCCGAGCTCCCGGGTGATGAGCCGGGCGACGAGGGCCTTCTCCACCCCCCGGGCCGCCAGGTGGGGGTGGACCACCCGGAGGGGCTCGGTCTTGCTCTTGGCGAACTTGGCCTGCAGCTTGCGGGCCTCGGCCAGGGGGTCCCGCCCCGCCAGGCGCAGGGCGATCCGCACCCGGAAGTCCCGATACCCCCGCATCACGTGCACGTCCCCGGCCCGGTTCTCCCGGGGGATGGACTCTATGGAGTTCTCCCCTTCCACCTCCACGGCCACCACCACCCCGGGCATCTCCTCGCCGTCCAGGCGGAGCCGGTCTCCCGTGGCGAAGCGCAGGTAGGGCATCCTAGGCCTCCAGGTAGGGCAAGAAGAGCTTCTTCAACTCCTCCAGGAACTCCTGGGCGTCCCGCACCCCGGGGAGCTCCAGCCGCTCTATGCGGATCACCTGCTGGACCTGCCTGGCCTCCCGGGAAGGGGCGGCCCCTGCGGGTTCTGCGGGGGCCCGGGAAGGGGGCGGGGGCACCTCGGGGACCTCCACCCCCACGGGAAGCGCCGCCTCGGGAAGCCGGGGCACGGGCACCTCGGGAACCTGGGCCCTCACCCCCATCACCGCCTCCAAGGCGGGGGGCCGGACCTCGGGAAGCAGGACCCCCACGGGAAGCGCCGCCTCGGGAAGCCGGGGCACGGGCACCTCGGGAACCTGGGGCGTCTCCAGCCGGGGGGTGGCTGCCTGGGCCAGGGCCTCCGCCTGCTGGGCCACCCGGGGGACCATGTTCTGGAGCCCCACGGCCAGGCCCAGGGCGGCCATCATCCCCAGGTGGGCCATGACGCGGGAGGGGGAGCGGATCCCTAGCCGGCTCTTAATGGCTTCCCAGACGGAGGAGGCCAGGTTCTCCACCGCCTTCACCGGGGCCGACGCCCAGCTCTTGATGCCCTCCACCAGGCCCTGGACGAGCTGCCCTCCCACTTGCTTCATGCGGTCCACGAGCCCCCGCAGCCAGGCCAGAGCTTGCTCCAGCCCGCTCCGGATGGCGTCCCAGGCCACCCCGCCGAGCCTCAGGGGGACGGACAGGAGGCTCTGCAGCGCGTTCCAGCCCTGGCGGGCGAAGCCCAGGGCGGCCTGGAAGTCCCCCTGGAAGAGGGCCTTGAGGGCGCTGATGCCGGACACGGCCACGGTCCTGAGGGCCGTGAAGGCCGCCTGGGCCGCCCGCACCAGGCCCTGCCAGCCCTGGGAGAGGGCCTCCCCCAGCCGGGCCAGGGCGGGGAAGCGGGCGCTGGCGGCTTCCCACAGGGCCCGGAGGGCGCCCAGGGCGGCGTCCACCAGGACTCCCCCCACCCGGATGGGCACGGAGAGGACCGCCCGCAGCCCTTCCCAGACCCTGAGGGCCCCCTGCCGCGCCCGGTCCAGGTCCAGGGTGAGGAGGCCCACCACCACGTCCACGAAGCCCCGGACCACCCGCACCACCCCGGCCAAGCCCTCCCCGAAGATGGGGGCGAGGCGCCGGAGGAGGCCCCGGAGGAAGCCGAAGAGGAAGCCCAGGCCGAACCCCAGGGCGTACATGACCCGGTCCCAGGCGGGGAGCACCCCGGCCAGGGAGGCCTGGAGGCTCTCCCCCACGGGGCGGAAGAGGCCCGCCAGGGCCCCACCCAGGCCCCGGAGCTCGGCCAGGACCGGGGCGAAGGCCCCCCGCAGGGCGTTCAGGGTGTCCATGACGCCCTGCCGGAAGGTCGCGCTGGCCTGCCAGGCCTGGTGGAATAGGGCCGCCGTCCCCGCGAGGGCGGTGAGGAGGAGGCCCAGGGGGTTGAGGAGGACGGCCCGCCCCAAGAGGAGCAGCGCCCGCCCGGCGAGGGCGGCCCCCTGGGCGAGGGCGCCGAAGGCCCCCCGGAGGAGGCCCGCCGCGCCCAGGCGGGCCATCTCCCCCCGCAGAAGGGCGAGGCTCAGGGAGAGGCCGTGGAGCTTGCGCGCGAGGCTTCCCGCCGCCCCCTGCAGGGCCAGGAGGCCGAGCCTCGCCTGGGCGGAGGCGAAGCCGATGGCGGCCAGGCTCCCCACCACCAACCCCCCGAGGACGAGGAGGCCCCCCAGGACCCCGAGCACCCCCACCACCGCGCCCCGCAGGAGGGGGAAGCGCTCCAGGAGGTCGGAGACACGGTGGATGAGGCCGGTGAGGCGCTCCACCACGGGGGTCACGATGGGCAATAGCGCGTTCCCCAGGACGATCCACACCCGCTCCAGGGCGTTCCTGAGGAGCTGGAGCTGGTTTTTGAGGGTCTGGCTCCGGTTTTGGAACTCCTGGAGGACGCTCCCCGTGTACCGGGCGGGGTCGGCCACCAGGCCGAGGGCCGTTCGCAGGGTCCCCAGGGACCCCACCAGCTTGGCGATGTCGTCGGCGTACTCCATGCCGAAGAGGTCGGTGAGAAGGGTGAGCTGGTCGGGAGCGGCCCGGAGGCGGTTCAGGAAGTCCAGGATGGCCCCCGCGGCGTCCCGCCTCAGGGCCTCCTGGAGCCCCCGCGCGGTGAGGCCCAGGCGGGCCAGGGCCTCCTGGAAGGCTTTGGGCTGGGCGGGGGCGGTGGCCAGGCGCTGGAAGAGGGCGTTGAGGCCCGTGGCCGCCACCTGGGGGGCGGTGCCCAGGGCGAGGAGGCTCGCCCCGAAGGCCGCCACCTGCTGGCCCGTGAGCCCCAGGAGCTTCCCCGTGCCGCCCACCCGGCGGAGGACCTCCAAGATCTCGGGGGCGGTGGCGGCCATGTTGTTGGAGAGGTAGTTGATGGCGTCCGCCACCCGCATCACCTGGGGCTGGGTGAGCTCCAGGACGTTCCGTAACTTGGCGAGGGCGTCCCCCGCCTCTCCTGCGGTGATGCCGAAGGCCACCCCCACCCGGGCCGCGTCCTGGGTGAAGCGCACGAGCTCCCCGAAGGGGATGCCCGCCTGGCCCGCGGCCGCGGCGATCTGGGTGAGCTCGGCGGCGCTCATGGGGATGGCGCGGGTGAGGGCCAGGAGCTCCCGCTGCAGGGCCTGCAGGGCCGGGAGAGGGGCGTCCACCACCTTCCTGACGTCGGCGAAGGCGTCCTCAAAGCGCATGGCCGCCCCGGTGGCGAGGACCAGGGGGGCGGCCAGGGCGGCCCCGGCGGCGGTGAGGGAGGCGGCGGTCTGCAGGCGCTCCAGGGCGGCCCCGGCCCGCAGGGTGGCGCTCTCTATGGCCTGGATGCGGGCGGCCACCGCCCCCGCCGGACCCGAGACGCGGTCGGCGAGCTCCATCAGGACCTGGAGGCGGAAGAGGGCGCCGGTGAGCATCTAGGGCCTTCTCAGGGCCATCTGGACCAGGGCGGGGTCTTCCAGGTTCACCACCACCCCGGAGAGCTCCCGCCGCTCGGGGATCCAGAGCACGCCCCGCGCGCGGAAGTACCTGCGCCGGGGCTCGTAGTGGGCCCCCAAAAAAGCCTGGGGGTCCAGGTACCGCTCCCGGATGAGGTTCACGTCCCCGCCGGGCCAGAAGTCGGCCTCCAGGGGGGCCCGCCGTATCTCAAAGTGCAGGTGGGCCAGGTAGGGGCGGGCCGGATCCCCTTTGCCCACGCTCCCCACGGGCTCCCCGGCGAAGAGGTAGTCCCCCTCCCGGGCCGCCCGGTGGGCCAGGTGGGCGTACTGGGTCCAGAAGCGCCCGAGACCCGGCAGGTCGTGCTCCATGAGCACTACGTTCCCCCACACGCGGTGGAAGGCGGAGTGGACCACCCTGCCCTCGGCCACGGCCACCACCGGGTAGCCCAGGTCGGCGTCCCCGGAGGTGCCTTGGAGATTCAGATCCAGGCCAGGGTGCTGGTCGGGCCGCAGGCCCTGGGCCCGGCGCCACTCGGGGTAGCGGGGGTCAAGGAAGCCCGCGTCCACGCGGTTCGCCTTGGGATCAGGTGGCAGGGGCCAAAGCACGCGCATAAAAACCCAACCCCCTGGGCTTCCCCAGGGGGCACGTATCCCACTCTAGCTAAAGAGTAGCGCTTCTCTCACACCTTGTCTAGGGGTGCCTACCCCCAAGACCCCGGGGCGGAGGAGATGAGTCTGGGTGCGTTTCAAGTGCCCCGAGAGGGTCGTTACGACACTCTGGAAGTGAGCTTGTGGAGGTGCGGAGAGGTTGGCCGGCGAGACCCTGTAATGAATCTGGCCAGAGCCTCGGGGTCAATCGGCTTTACTACCTCCCTGGAACCCGCTACCGCTCATCATACCGCCCTCCCTCCCCCTTCCGGGGGCCCCAGGGCGGGCCGTAAGCCGGGTTCTGTTTCCGCGGTCATCTCTCTGGGACCGGTGTCGCCACCGGCCTCAAGCGGCCCATCCCGCAGGTTCTAACGGGCCGGGCAAGCCCTTCCTGCCTATCGGGCCTTGCACCGGGTGGGGTTTGCCGTGCCCCA